ACTAAAATTCTCCAGTGGAGTACCCTTTACACCCCAAGGAAATAAATACTTTACAAACGCCAAAGGATTATCTTTTAATGTCGGACTCCATAATATTGACATTAACTGCTGTTCATCTTCTGGCTTGTATATAGTAGTTTGCATTACGGTTTTGCCTCTAAACTTTTAACAAGTTCTTTTTGAATTTTTATAAACCCAGGGCTTCTATCAGGAACTTCAAAAACATTACCAATTTTATTTTCATGAATAAAACTAAGCAGGTCTTTGCCTATTTGTTGTCCTTTCATAGATTCATCTACACCAATAGAATCTAAAAGACCTTTTTCTAATCTTGCCGCCGCAACAGGCATTCCATCTTTAATAACTTGCACACGAGTTCCACCTTTATCAGCCGCCTCAATTACTAACAACATATCATTTTTAAACGGAAGTGTGGTAGTTAATACTTTGTCATTTGTAAATGCTTTGGGGTCTTTTAATGCGCGATCAAATATCTTTTCACGAAATGTAAAAATTTGATTTGGTGTTTTTAAGTTATCCGCAAAATTACTAAACAACTTTTCAGACGGAGTTCCAGATGGTTGTGGCTTACCCATAAGACGGCCATACCCCATTTTTGTATCTCCGGGGTTATACGTAAACGTATTATTTTGTTGCGCCTTAGAAAGACCAGCAAAACTTTCCTCAATGGTTTTAGCTTCTTGCGCTGCCTTCTGTGCTACTTGAGCATCTTTGGCCGCATACATCATTGTTTTAACTGCTGCACTTGTTGGCAATGCAAATCCAGCAGCAAGTTCAGCCAATGGTCTACGCTTGGGCGTAACTAATCCAGCGTTTTGCATTTTTTGGCCGATGTACTCTGATCCGCCAATAGGTTTGTCTACTGAATACCCAAATGGCCTCATTGCCATTGAAACAAGATCAACAGGCGCACCAAGTGTGCCAGCTACCAATCCTCGGTTTAACACATCAGTAAATGCATTGATTGATGTTGGCGCAAGATTGTTCGTAGCCATGATAGGTTCCTAGCAAAATGGTAATGGCATTATCGCTATAAAAAAATAAAAAATGTTTGTGGTGGCTCCGTAGCCGTTGGCCCTGTCGGCTCGGCCCTCCCCCCCGGCCTACCCGGCGTCGTCCTGCGCCTCTGGCAGGGCAAGCCTAGGCGTTACGTCCAGCACGTCGACCAGGCGGGCCTGAGCTGCCTGTAGGGCCCCTGTAATAGATATGCGGGTATCGGTTACGGACACATCAAGCCGATCGCCATAGACCTTGGGCGCGAGCTTGCTGGCCCTCCATCGCATCGAATCAAGCACAACACGTGCAGCATGGGAATCCATGGTTCCAGCTTGTACTTTGGCCTCAACATCGGCCATTTCACTGAATAGGGTATCGGCCTGCATAGCGCGCGCATACGCGTACTTTGCCGCATACGCGGGATCGTCCCGCATCCACCTACTGACAGTCTCCCGGTCTGGCATCCCGGTATCCCTGCAAACTTGCACCAATGATCGGCCAGTCTCAAGCTCCGCCATGATGCTATCCATGATCCCGGTTTTGTCCTGGTACGCTACAAATCCCATGTTAGTCCCTCCTAACTTAAGTTACTGACCCAAAGGTTATTAAACCATCGTTTTGCGCACAATGGTTCTTACACAATACACACCTTCTAAAGAAGGGTGTGTAAAGTGTGTAAGGGTAAACCCTTGCTTTGTCGGCAAATAAACTAATGCACAGTTTATGAACTGTTTAAACTATGTAAGGGTTTACCCTATGTAAACCACTGGTTTTGCGACACAATCTACCGCGCGCCACACAATCTGTCACTGGTTCTGCTTAATTTTTAAGCATAATACCCGACTAAATTACTCATGCATTGGTGCCAGTTTAAAGGGTAAACCCTATGTTTGTAATACATTCTGTTACAACTATCTTACCCTACTAAGGGTAAACCCTAGGTGCCATGCCACAAAATCCGTTACACTAGAGTCTCTCAACAACCAACCAGGACAAACTAGGACACATGATGACAACAGCACAGATCGCACAAGCCCTTGCAGAATTTGCCACCAACCTTGAAAACAGCGCCGATATGACTGATAGCCGCAACGCGGTGCAGTGGCTTGCCGAGAAGATCGGATCACATGCGGCCAATCAAGTCGGCAACATTTACGGCTTAGTCGGCGACTACTACAAAGCCTAATCAGCCGGGGCTTCGGCCCCATCAATCCAACCAACCAGGACAAAAAAATGAACAACGCACAATCAATCCGCCAGGCTATCACGCTTGATCCAAGACTGCCACACTTGGTATCAGTCGCGGCAATGGAGCCCGTTAATTTCATCGGGTTTTATTTCGATGAACCCAGCGAAACCTGGGATTACTGGACCGCAGAACGTGCGGACGCAACGGCTTCAAACTGCTACTACACACCGGCAGAATGCCGGTCGCTGTTGATTGAAAAGGGATTTACTGAGCTGTAACCCTGACAGTCTCACTTTATGCGCCCTAGTCCGGGCGCATATGGGGGAATTGTCCCAATCAACCAAAGGATTCATATGGAGCAAAAAACCGTAGCATGGGCAACCATGCTGCAAGATGCAGTAACGCAGCCAGGGATTGTGAGCTCGTGCTACCAGGCATTTCACCAATACAGCCTTGGAAACCAGGTGTTGGCCTACACCCAGCTTGCTACCCGCAACATGGGGTTGTCACCCCTGGCAACCTACAAACGATGGTCCGAACTGGGCAGGCAAGTTAAAAAGGGTGAAAAGGCAATTGCACTGGTAATGCCTGTAACTATCAACAAAAAAGATGGTGCAGGCGAAAAGACGGGTGAATCGTTTCAATGGTTCACCCTTAAAAATAACTGGTTTAGTTTTGATCAGACTGAGGGCACAGAATATTTGCCTGAATCGGTCAATCCAGCATGGGACAAAGTTAAAGCTCTTGAAACCCTGCAAATTACTGAAATCGGGTTTCAGAATCCAAACGGGAATTCTCAGGGTTACGCCATCGGCAAAAATATCGCTATCAACCCGGTTGCATCATTGCCCCATAAAACCCGGTTTCACGAACTAGCGCATGTGGTGTTAGGTCACACTGCCGAGCAAGCCATGCACGATAACGATATGACACCCAAAGACATACGCGAAGTAGAAGCTGAATCGGTGGCATATATATTGTGCTCAGTGCTCAATCTGCCAGGATTGATTGAATCAAGGGGATATATTCAATCATGGTTATCTGGTGCCGAGATATCGGACAAATCAGCCCAACGCATATTCGGTGCTGCCGATAAGATTCTTAAAGCCGGAGCGTAACGTCTTAAAGCCTAGTGACAGTAGGCTTTGTGGCAATTATGCCAAATCAACTAAAGGGTACACATGGAACACGCCATCGCTATCGACACCACTACAGTTACCATCGACAATGATTTAATGATAATGCCCGGACATCTTGCAGCAATTGCCATGTTTGCAGCAAAAAAAGACATACGGTCCTATTTGATCGGTGTTTGTATTGATACTGGCCCTGCTGGTTCTTTTCTAGTGGCCACATGCGGACACACTGTTGCCATACATCAGATTGATACCGTGGCGCGTCCAGTAGGGCAATTGATTATGCCATTGGTGCCACTTGCCAGCATGATCAAGGCAAACAGGCGCATCGGTATCAAGTTAACCCTTCCTGCTGGTTTTGCTGGTAAATACGACAACAATAACCGCGCCAAACGTCAAGTAACGCTTGAATCACTTAAGGGTGAAATTTCCATTGTGTCCGAGCTTGATGGCATCTTTCCCGACTGGCGTAGGGTTTGCAAACATGATGATGCATCATACCCGCATCATGTATTTTTTGATACCCGATACCTATCTCTGGTGTCCGATGCCGCCAATGTAATCAGTCAGCGTAAATTCCCGGTTCAGGTCCGCCCAGGTGGAACCGGTTGCGGGTTTGCCCATCTTGATTTCGAAGGCAAAACTGTGGCTTACATCATGCCACTGCGCGCAAAGATTGACGAACTGCCGAGCAAACCGGGGATGACGTATTAAAAACAAAATGGGACTACGGTCCTATTTTTTGGAGCATCAACCATGAAAACCCTACTATGCGCCCTAATCGGCGCAATACTTTTTGGTTTCCCGTTCATCATTTATTTCTGGAGCATGACACCATGAAAATCTACACCGCCCAGCGCGACGCGCATAACAACTGGGTTGTATGCCGGGGAACCGATCAACGGCGCGGCTACACCATCATTTTTACCGGCAGCTACGATGAATGTTGGTGTTACAAACTCGGATTGCGGCCATGACCCCACAATTCGACGATAGCGAAGACAGCTTCGACGAAACCTTCGACCCTAATCCAGATCCGGAAACCTGCCCGACTTGCTCCGGATCGGGTGAGGGCCGATATGATGGCACCCGGTGCCAGTACTGCAATGGCAAGGGTGAGACATGATCGTCCTGGCACTGCTAATCGCTAGTCTGCTAGCGGTCATATTTAACCTGTAACCCCACAAACCCCTAAGCCCCTAAGCCCCTTCACTGGGGCTTTTTTACGTCCAAAAAGGGAGAGAAAGGGAAAGAAAGGGAGTGAAAGGGAGTGAAAGGGAATACCTTCATAGGGGCTTTTTTACGTCCAAAATATGCCGTTTGGCATCCTCGAAACCACGCCCGATGATGACAGTGTGACCTATCCCTTGCAGGTAAGCTATCCAGTCCTTTTGCACTGGTAACACCACACCACCGGCTTCGCGTTTCATCTCCACCCATAGCGACCATGCAGGCACGAATAGGTCCGGTATCCCTGCCTGTACCCCTTCGGCCCTTAATGATGCTCCCTGAGAGGCACTACGCCCCCCGCCATTAGGGATTGCAAAGATGCGGACGCCCGGCCACTGGCGCCGGAACCAGCTAACCAGGCGCACTTGCTGGAGGTGTTCGGACTCCATTAAAAGGGCACCTCCCATATCCACAGCGCACAACCCCCCGGCTCCGATGCGAACTCAGGCGGTGGCTCGGCATTAAATTCAGCGCACATCCCCCGCTCGGTGTAGTGATCACACGTATGGCAAACCCTTGGTGGCTCGGCCCTGAGTGTGGCGCGGTAGTGCGTGACGATAGCGGGTTCCGGGTGTCTGCTCATGGTGTCCAGCTCCTATTGATGATGCTAAAAAATTTACCTTCGCGGCGAAACTCTATGATGGTGGGCGGCTTGCCCTCGGTCATCTGCTGGGCCATCTGATGTAAGTCAACGGCAGCATAATCCAGCGTCACGCCTGACTTATGGGCAATGTCGGCCAGTAATCTGCGCGACTTTTCCCCCGCATACCCGTCATGGGTTACGGCCAAGTATTCCGTAACCGGGATATCGGACAACCCCCCGTAGTAGGTTAACGAGAGCATTTCCCTGCCACTGGCGCGGCTTATATGCTTGCGCCATGTCCAGGCGCTAACGTCCATGTCGATCCCCTCCACGCCCATAATGTCTAGGTTGCTCAGTTTCAGCGGTGGGCGTTCCGGCTCCGGGAACGGTTCCCCGCAGGCCGGACAAACCCGGACACTCAGGGCGCATATCTCCTGGCAGTTGTCGCACACCTTCACCGGCGCTTCGCCTACCTTGTCACCCTTTTTCGGTGGAGCTCGAACGGCCGTGATTGGCCCATGCTGTTCCACCACGCCCGCAAAATCCAACACTAGACAATCGGCTTTGCCCGGCGCGATCCGCAGGCCACGCCCGGCCATTTGCACGTACAGGCCGGGTGACATCGTAGGGCGCAGCATAGCCACCAGATCAATGCCAGGCGCGTCAAAACCAGTTGTCAGTACATTGGCATTGGTAAGCGCCCGAATCTTGCCTGACTTGAATTCGGTCAGCATCCTGTCACGCTCGGCGCTCGGTGTCTCGCCCGTCACGCACTCGGCCACGATACCCTGCGACACCATCGCATCGCGTACATGATGTGCATGGGCCACACCAGCACAAAACACCAGCCACGATTTACGCTCGGCCCCCAGCCTGATGATTTCGGCCACGACCTTGGAATTCTTGTCGTCGGTGTCCACCGCTGCCTGCAACTCTGATTCAATGTATTCCCCGCCCCGCTTATGCACACCGTCAACTTCCAACTTGGTGGTGGTCAGCTTGCTCCGCAAGTTGCACAAAAAGCCCTTGAAGATCAGTTCCTCGATGCTTACCGGCTC